ATGTAAATATAAATATAAATATAATAATAAAACAGGAAAAATATATAAAATATAGAACAAATGCAAAGCACAATGTTCAAAGTATGTAGAAATTAACACCAATTGCGAGGATAGCCACCCTCGTAATAGGTGTATAGATGGATTGTTGGAGGATTCAAATACCAAAACAAAGTAAAATCAACCCCAGCCTTATGATAAACATCAACACTGGGAATGAAATCAAGATTGGTTGCAATTGGTGTATAATACATAGTGATGTCATAATCAATCCTCGGGCATTGAATGAGTTCATTCGTGGCAGGTGGATAGGGAGGAAAAGACGTTTTGTTCCAAGGTAAATCCTCAGGTTTGTTTGCGGTCAAGTAATTCGCAATGGGATTGGTGGGTAACATCCTATTGTTACTATAATACGGGACTACTGCATTAACGACATCAACTTTATCGGGATTTGTGACGGCCATACCGGATAAACCCTTAGCAGTCCGCCATAAAAGCGAATTAGCCAAATTCAAAGCCTGATAACCCGAAAAATCATTCGATGCTGGCAACGTTGTGTCAAAAATACCACGAGTACGCCAAATCACTGGATTCCATATTGAAGCGTAATTGACATAATCAGTTATGCTACTGGCAACTCGAGAAATGGAAAAACTCTTGAAGACGCCATAAGATGCACTAGCAGCTGGCTTCAACCACTGCACACCATCAGCTTTGGCAGTATAAACAGTCCCACCACGCCAACCAACATATGAACATGAAAAATATGATGTGGGAGTCATCTTCTTCGTGTTCTGATTAGTCACAATGTCAGCATTGCTTGTCGCATCGTCCTTAATCAACAGACCAGTGTTTGGGTAATTGTAGCCAATAGGCGCAGGAAGATTGCCAGTAACATATGGCAAATTCGGAAGATAAATGGAACCAGCAATACCAGTCACTCGGCCATAGTAATTAGTAGAATCACTACTCGTAATAGTCGGAATGTTACTAAATTCTGACTTAGGCACCTGTAAAGGAGCAACTGTACTGAATCTAGAATAAAACGACGTCCTATGAAGAAGCTGCCTGATAGACCTAGCAACTTCACCTACATATATGACATGTTTGCTAGGCATTTCCACAACCTGTGGTGCCTCTGCGTGAACAACCTCCTCATCTGGAGAATTCGCCAAATCATCGCCACTCTGCAGTTGATAAAAAGAGACTGGGTATTCAAGATCCATGGGTGAGAAGTATTCAACTTCAGCACAATTCACGGAACATATTATAGAAGCCCCATATGACACGTCATTGGATGTGAGAGGATTGAGCACGGACAAGACTATACTCCCGTTGTGGAGAGCATCCCTGTAAAGGGGAGATGTGCCAGCAGGATTGGTTACCCACACGTTAGTCTCACCAGAGCCACCAATAGGACCCTGACCATAATAAGCAAGGCCAGGCATCCCACCAGTGCGCAACATTGCAATGGGCGCCATCCAAGGGACTTCAAACTCAAACGTTGGGTCAGTAGAAATATCC